CTCGCGCTGAACGAGAAGTGGCAAGCCAAGGACGGCGAGTCCAAGGAGCGCACGACGTTCGTGGACGTGACGCTCTTCGGCAAGACGGCCGAGGCGTTCGCCAAGTACCACACGAAGGGCTCGCTCGCGTTGATTGTGGGCAAGCTGAATCAGGAGGAGTGGACCGACAAGGCGACCGGCGAGCAGCGCAAGAAGCTGGCTGTGATCGGCGACCGCTGGGAGTTCGTCGGCGGCAAGCGCGATGCGCCGGCGTCGAAGCCGGAGTTCCAGCCCGAGGCGTCGCAGTGGCCGAAGCAAAGCGCGCCGATGCAGGGAGGGCTGGTCGATGACACGCCGTTCTAGGTTTTTCCGAATCTCCGCTTTGGGGACCGCGGCGGGGGTGCGATTCTTTCATGTGTTGGGAGAACACAACGCATGAAAGCACTTGGTTTCGCGTTCGCCCTTGTGGCGGTCGTGTGGTTCGTGGTGACGATCTGTTTTGCGTGGGCGTGGGCGCGATTCAAGCGCCAGGAAGGGACGGTGATTCGGTGAACGATTACGAACGAGACCTGCGGGATGAGGGCTGCAAGGCGATAGACAAGTATCTTGCGAGCCCGCCGAGCGAGCCCGCCGTGGTCGAGCCCGACGCGCTCGGATCCGCCCTCCGCGCCTTTTGCGAGAGCGAGCCGGAGCCTCAGGCGACGCTGCACCTGACGCACCTTGATGGCGTCTCTATGGCCGACATCTGGGCGATGATCCAATGGGTTCGCCAACGGACGCCGAACGATGCGAGCCCGATGGTTGCGCGCTTGCAGAACGCGGCGCACGCCTACATGCGCGAGATCGGAGTTCCCGCCGTTGCCGAGCCCGAGGCGCTGCGCAAGGTGCGGGAGGCGTGGGCCGATGCGAGCGACAGGTGTCGCAACTACGTGTGTAACTGGGAAGACGACGGTAGCGGCGTCCACGCCCTCGGCTCAGCAGTCCGCGCCTTTTGCGAAAGCGCGCCGGTGGAGGGGGGCGAGGACTTGCGCGCCAAGCTCGCCGCCGCCGAGAAGGAGCGCGACGCGGCCAAGCGCGAGGCGGAAGCGATGCGCGCGGAGCGGGACGAGGCGCGCTCGCAACGCGACGACGCGGATCGCTTGCTTGGAAAAACCGTCTCTCAGCGTGACGACGCTCGGCGCGATCTGGATTTCGCCTGCGCTAGCTATCAAATGCAGCTCGCCGACCTGCAACGCGCGCTCGAAGCGGAGAAGAAGGCGCACGGTGAGGCGCTGCGCCCCGACGAGAACGCGCCCGCTGTGCTCGAAGTGTGCGCTGCGGCGAAGGAGTGGCACTCCGTGGACCGCGAGCTTGATGCGGTCGGCTTCGCGCGCGCCACGGGCCGCCTCATTCGCGCCGTGCGGGCGATGGAGGCGAGCCGTGGCTAGCCCGATGAAAGAGATCCGCGCCGCGCTCATTCGCACCGAGCTGCATCGCATCAAGCTCGCCGCGTACCGGGCGGGCGTGGAGGCGGCGGCGAAGGCGTGCGAGGCGGATGCTGGTCGCTATTGCGAGGCGCATCCGTGGAGCGCGTCAGACCAGCGCGCGGTGCAAGCGTTCGACGCTGGCTACACGTCTGGCGCGTACGGCGGCGCAAAGGCTGCCCGCGCCGTGCCCGACCCCGCCCCCGAGCAAATGGAGGAGATCAAGTGAGCGAGTCGCCCGAAGTTGAGCACAAGGTCACGATCGAGCACACGTTTGGCTTCGACGCCATCATCATCATCCTGTTCGCCGCGTTCTGCGTGTCGTGCGTCGGCGGATACCTAATCAAGACGTGGGCTGAGGTCCACGCGGAGCAAGGCAAGTGAGCACCGAACTGGACCTGGGCGCGATGCGGACTCTCGCCGACGTGTGCGCGCGGATGGGGCACAAAGTTCGCCTCACGCCCGCCGAGCTATCCGCCCTCCTCGCCGCCGCCGGGGAGCGGGATGGACTGCGCGCGGAGCGTGATGCGCTGGCATCGTCCTTGGCCTACTACGAGGACGCGCTGGTGTGCCCCAATCTTGAGCGCTTGTGGATGACGCCGGAGAAGGCGGTCACTGGCGCGATTGAGCCCGAGCGTGTCGCGGTCGTGATGCGCGAGCGGGACTCACTGCAGGCCGAGGTCGAGCGGCTGCGGAGCGCCGAGCGTACGTTGACCGACTACGAGCTGGTCGTGCGCAAATACTGCGGCGATGAGGCGTGCGACGTTGACGGCGAGTACAACGTGCTTTGCGACGCGCTGCGCATCCGCGCCGCCCGAGGCCCCCAATGACCCCGCGCGACTTGGAGAGGGCGCGGGAGATCGTGCGCGAGTACACCACGGACTCGTGGCCGTCGCATGGCGTGCTAGTCGAAGCCATCGCCGCCGCCATCGCTGACGAGCGCGAGGCGAATGCGAAGGTGTGCGACGACTGCTACCAGTGCGGGTGCGCCTCGGCCATCCGCGCGCGAGGTGGGGCGTGAGCAGCATCCTCTACCGCTGGATCGACCGACGCGGCCGCATCCCGCGCTGGGTCCGCTGGATCTACCCGAACGCGCATTGGTGCGAGGGGCTGGACTACGCGCTCATTCTCAACGGCGACTGCTGCTGCGAGCTACGCAACGGCGCGCATGACCACGAACCGAAGGACGCGAGGTTTCCGTTTTGAGCACGTCACCCACCATCATCGGCATTGACCCCGGCCTGTCTGGCGCGCTCGCGATGTTTACTGGCGACGAGATTCGCATGGCGAAGATCCCCGTGATCGGCTCGGGCAAGGGGCGCGCTTACGACCTACGCGGAATCTACTCGCTGGTCCAAGGGTTGCCTACGCAGCCGCGTATCTACCTTGAAGGCTTCGCGTCCTTCGGACTGGGCACGTCGGCGGTTCACTCGCTCGTGCGCTGCATCACGGCGTTCGAGATGTCGGCGCTGGTGCTCGGCGTGCCTATCACCGTAGTCGCCCCGCAGACGTGGCAAAAGGTCATGCTCGCCAACATCGAGCCCAAAGATCTCAAGCCCAAGGCGAAGGCGAAGATAGCGTGCGAGCGCATGTGGGGGGCTCCCACGGCGAAGTGGAGCGAAGGCCAGCGAGACGCCGCGCTCATCGCTGAGTACGGCCGCCGCGACGTGCGTGCGGGCGAGGTTGCCGCATGATCTGCTACCAAGACCGCACGTTTTGCCTGCGCCCGCTGGAAGAGTGCAAGTGCCACCCGCGGCGCAAGCTCACGCCGGATCTCGCCGAGGACGCTAAGCGCCGGGGGCTGCCGGTTTCGATGGCGGATTTGTGCGGCGGCGTGGACCCTCAACCGAAATCGGAGACCCCCTAGTGTGGCTCTACGTACCCTCAGCCTGTGCGCCGGCATCGGAGGCGCTGACCTTGGACTGCGAAGCATCGGAGCGGCTCGCACGGTCTGCTACGTGGAGAGGGAAGCCTTCGCCGCCGCGTGCTTGGTCCAAGCGATGGAGCGCGGAGACTTGGATGACGCGCCTATCTGGAGCGACCTACGAACCTTCGACGCTGGAGTTTGGCGTGGCGCGGTGGATCTCGTCGTTGCGGGGTACCCATGCCAGCCCTTCAGCTTCGCCGGAAAGCGCGCGGGCGGGCTCGACGAACGCCACTTGTGGCCCGACGTGCTCCGAATCTGGCGCGAGTGCGGCGCTCGATACCTGTTCTGCGAGAACGTCGCCGGGCACCTTTCGCTTGGGTTCGACGCTGTTCTTGCCGACCTTGCCGAGAGCGGGGCGGATGTCGAGTGGGATCTGTTCCGAGCGAGCGACGTGGGCGCGCCGCACAAGCGCGAGCGGCTGTTCTTCCTGGCCCACTCCACGCACATCGGACACGAACGGAGCCGGGGCGCACGGCACGGGCGGCCTGGATCTGCGAACGGCATCGACGATGTGGCAAACGCCGAAGGTTGCGACGGGCGCATACAGCTACAGCAACGGGAATCACGCGAAGCCGTTCCTCAACCTCGAGGGCCAGGCTGCGATGTGGGCGACGCCGACATCGCGCGACTGGAAAGACGGGGCGTGCATGGACGCGGACGTTCCGACCAACGCGCTGCTTGGCCGCCAGGTCCTTCGGACGCCGACGCCTGGCGCGAGTGGATCGAGCACGGCGGTCCTCAACCCGCAGTTTGTCGAGGCGCTGATGGGATTTCACATCGGTTGGACCGCCTTCGCGCCCTCGGCAACGCCATCGTCCCCCAAGTCGCCGCGCTCGCGTGGCAAGTGCTCAGCAGGCGGATAAGTGGCGGCCTAAATCCGCTCGCACCGACAAGCCAACCAGCCGAGCCCGCAGTCCTCGCCGGAGCTCCACCCGCAGTCATGGCAGCTAGCGCGAACACGGACCCCGCCGACGTAGTCAAAGCCGGGAACGTCCCGCGCTAGGTCGAGCGTCATCCGCGCCGCGAGCTCGAACGCCTCGGACAACTCGGCGACGTTCTCCATGCCGCGCGTGACGGTGTACTCGCGCTCGCCGACGTGGACGTCGATCTCCACGCTAACCCGCTTTCCGTGCGCCACTACGCCACCCGCTCGCGTAGATCGCGCCGATCGGCTACGTCGTTGCGCTCCATGCGCTCGAAGGCGTCCGCAATGCGCTGCTGCGTTTGCAGCAAGTGCGCGTGCGTCGCCCGCTCCTCGGTCTCAAACGCCTTCCACGTGTCAACCGCGGACTGGAACGAGGCTACCGCTGCGCGGCTTGATTGCTCGCTCTCGCGCAAGCCCCGTATCGCTTCCTGATTCGTCGCGTCGCGCTTCTCAATCTGGACCATCATCCAGCGCATGACGAGGCCGAATACGCCCGCCATGCCGCCGAGCGACGCGGCGGCCCATCCTGCAATCGTCTTGAAGGACTCGACAACCTCGGCGGGGACGGCTAGCTGGTTCGGGTCTGTCACGGCGCGGGCTCCAGGGCAGCGAGAAGGGGGATGGTGTCGGCGATGTCGAGCTTGTGAAGCGTCTGCGCGAGAAGCCACGCGCGGGGATCTGGAGCGTTGCCGCAGTAGCGGCGGATCGCGTCGGTCAGCGCAGCCGGCGGCGCGATGCCGAGCTCGCGGTAGCGCTGGAGCGCGAGGCCGTAGACGATCGGAACCTCGGTGCGGTCCCACCAATTCGTAACCGGCGGTGCCGTTTCGTACGGGTCCGACGTGCGCGAAGGCGGCTGGACGGCGACCCAATCGTGCGGCGAGCCCTGGCCCGCGCCGTTGTGGTACTTGGCAAAGCCGTCGACGGCGCACGCTGCGATCATTTCGGCCGCGTCGCTGTAGCCGTCGCCTTCCGCGACCTTGAGGCACCCATAGGCCGCGTGCGCGAGGAACGTCGCCTCGGTCGCTTTCTGGACGCGATGCTGCCCGTTGAACGGTGCGCCGGTCTGGCCCTTGTGGCCCGCGGTGCTTTGCAGGCAGCCGTTAGCGGCCTGCGCTGCGACGATCGTGGACCCGAAGGCGATCAGATCGCCCTTGCGCGCGCGACGCCAGCGCGGCGATCCCAGGAGGTATGCGACCGCTTGGCAATCGTAGCCGTGCCCGTGCGCGCGGCCCCACGCCGTCAGCTTGCCGGGGTTCGCGTTGACGTGCGCGACCTCGCCGGCCAGACGGCCCGCGGTGTGCATCGACATGCGATGCGCCTCGGCCATGCCGAACACTGCCTGCTTCGCCATAGGATCGTTGGCGAGGTACGCCAGCGACGACGCGGCCGAGAAGGCGCGAACGTAGTGCTGGAAGTCGACGGGCGCGATGGCCGCTTGCGCGTTCCAGTCGGCGAGGTCGATGCCCTCCGGCACCGCGCGCTTGGAGTAGAAGCCGAACGCGCCGTCATAGTAGGCAACGTCCGCGCCGCGGCGCTCGAACTGCGGGTCGGCCGCGGACACTTGCCAGTTGCCGAGGTTGAGCCCCGTGGCGTCCACCCACGATTCGTATTCGCAGACAAGGCCCTCGGCGTCGATGAGCGCGGGCGTGCGGTATGCGACGGCGGCGCACTTCGCCTGAAGGAACCGCAGGCCGGAAGTCGCGCCGGTCAGCGCGGTGAGCACGCCGTAGCTATCGAACAGCTCGCGCCCGCCGCCGCCAGTGACGCCGCCGTGATTGCTGCCGGTCGTGTAGCCGAATCCGATCGCGCCGCGAGCCAGCGACAGGCCGATATCGACCGCCGCGCCGGTGCGGATGCCGTTGTCGAGTCGCGACCATTCCGCCGACAGCCACGCGCGGGCATTCGAGAGCATCGGCGCAGGCAGGTTCGGTAGACGCTGCTTGGTCGGGCCCCAGCCGCCAACGCGCGTCCATGCGTCCGACACGCCAAAGCCGCCGCCGCGTGCGTAGGCGATGGCGTCGACGTTCGCCTGCCCTTCGTGCCACAGAAACCGGAACTCGCGGACTTGCCGTTGGCGCAGAAAGTGGAGCTTTCCGTCAGCGCGCGCAGGCACGAGCTCGAGCCCGTTGGCGTTCGGCTCGGGGACGACGAACTCCACGCCTTCGCCGGCATCGCCAACAAGCCGCAGGCTCTTGAACGTGTAAGGCGGGCTTACAGGTTCGGCGTTGTGAAATCGCAACGCCACTTCAACGAAGCTCTGCCCGGCGTACGCCGTCAGCCAGCCGACGAAGTGCGGCCCGTAGAAGCGCCGCGTGACGGCCACGTCGCCGTTGCGGACGTAGCCCGACGCCCACCGCGTAGCGATCTGGACGCCGTTGCCTAGGTCGAACGTCGGAGGCATCGACACCTTGAGCCGCGCCCACTGCGCGAGCTTGGTCGATCCGTCGCGCTGCCGCTCGTCGTGGACCGCGTAGAGCCCGCCGGCTGCGACAGGGTCGAGCGCGATCAGTTCCACGATGCTCGCGCCGTTGTTGTCCACGTCGCGCGCAACGATCTCGCACTGCGTCTGGAGCTTCTCGCCGAGGCGCGAGTAGAGCGTGAACGGCGACACGCCGCCGACGACTACGACGGGCTCATCGAGCGGCAGCGTCGCGCGAACGATTTGGTGCGGACGTTCAACAAGGACGTTGGCGACGATCATGGGCGGTGCTCCGGTTGGTAGGCGGCCGCCGCCCGCTGAAAAGGACCGGAGTGCGGCGTAATGCCATCCTCCAGCAAGCGGCGGCCGTGAAAGTTCAGTTGCAGCGAGCCGCTTCGGCGATGGTCACGAGCAGCGCACGCACGCGCGGGCCGACGAGTTCCACGCGATCGAGCCCCAGCTCGGCCTTGATCTCGCCGACGACGAACGCGACGAGCTCCACGTCCTCGGGGAGAAGCCCAAGGCTTTCGAGGAACTCGGCCGTGATGCCCTGCGGCTGCGACACGTCGCCAAGCTGCGCGGCAATTTGCTCGATGCGGTCGGCGATCTTGTTGGCCTGCTCGCAGGTCAGCCGGCCTTCGCGAACGAGACGCGCAGACGTGTAGTCGGTCAGCGCACGCGCGCGGCGCTGGATCGTGGCGAACTGCGCATCGTCGGCGTTCTCGATTGCGGCGAGCGGCGCGCAGGCGATGGGAAAACACAACACGAGGGCGAGGATGTACTTCATGGCGGATTCGCTTTCAGGGCAGGCGGTCGTAGAACCAGGCGTTCCAGTTCGTCCCATCGCTGCGCAGGATGACGAGTCGCCCCGCGGTGCCGATGGTCTTCGTGGCGCTACCGTTGACGGTTTCGGATGCGTTGCCGTCGATCGTTACGGTGTTCGTGACGTTCAGCGCCTCGACCAAGAACGCAACGCCCGCGCACGTCGAAGCGGCCGGCGTCGTGATCGTGACCGCGCCCGACGTCGGGTCAACGCGCGTCAGCTTGCTGGCGTCGGCGAGAACGAGCGTGTAGTTCGCCGTCTTGGTCTGACCTTCCGCGCCGAAGCGATAGCGGAAGTTGTCGTTGATGCGGTCGAGCCATCCAGTACCGGACGTTTCGCCGACGAGGCGTTCAGTTGCGGTGAGTGTGTCGATAGGCATGGTTCACCAAGTAATCACGATAACTTCGCCGCGCCCGCCAGCGCCCCCAGCGCCGCCCGTGCCGGTGTTGCTTCCAACTCCACCACCACCACCACCACCACCGCGGACGCCGCCAGCGCCGCCGGCCGCGCCGTTCGTGTTGGCTGTGATCGTTCCGCCGCCGCCGCCACCACCCGCGCCGCCGCGATTCGCAACGCCAGCCGCGCCGGGACTGCCAGCCGTGGGGGACGCGCCAGACGTGCCAGCCGCGCCGCCGCCGCCGACCGTCAGCGTCCCATCGGTGCGCCCGCCAGCCGTGGCGTTGATGAGCGCAGGCACGGCCGTAGTTCCAGCGCCGCACCCACCACCACCGCCTCCGCGAAGCGACGCGCCGCCTGCACCGTTGGCCACGACGTTCGTATGGCCGCCGCCACCGCCACCGCCCCATTCGGCGTATCCACCGCCCGCTGCGGTGTTCGGGCTCTGCGCTCCAGTGCCGCCCATAGCCGTGACTGTAGTTGCTCCAGGACCGCCGCCCGCAGCGGCCGCGGTGCTGCCAGCCGTTCCAGTCGCGCCCGTACCGCCGCCGCCGCCGCCGGAGCCCGCAGACGCCGCGTTGTCGCCAAGCGCGCCGCCACCGCCACCGTAGGCGTACAGGTGCGTCCCAAAAGAGGACGTGCCACCGTTGCCGCCGACGCCACCGTCTGCGCCGGAAGCTCCAGCTGCGCCCGCCGCGCCAGCTGTTCCGACCGTGACCGCCACCGATCCGCCAAGGTCGGCCGCTCGGATGATTGCCTCGTTGTACGTCCCGCCACCGCCGCCGCACCCGCCGGAGCGCACAACAGCGCCAGTCTGCGACGATCCACCACCACCGCCGCCACCGCCGCCCCACGCCTTTACGAACACGACAGACGGCGTGAACGACGTAGGCGCGTTCCACGTGCCGTCCGAGGTGAAGACTTGCACGTCAACTTGAGCCGTTACTCCGCTCGACAGCGGGACGCCGGCCGAGTTGTGCTTCACCCATCCAGCGCCTTCGGTGTACTGGAGACTTTCGTTCGCCGCCACGACTGCGCGGATTAGCCGAAAGTCGGTCGCCGAAATGTCGAGGATGACGTCGACGGTATTCGCAGCCGCGCCGCGATTCGCTATCGACATCTGCTTGATGACGCGCGACGTGGAAGCCGAAGGTGCCGCGACGATGTCTGTGGTCGTGGCTGACGAGATCGCCGTGCGCGACGAGCCGCCGGCCGCCGTGGTCGAGCTGACGTCGGCCCAGTGCGCGACAACGTCTAGCGCGTCGGACGTCGACGTCGTCAGCTGGAGCTTGTGCGTCGTGTCGGATAGCCGAATCATCTAGAGGCCTCCGAGAGCCATCGTTCCGGCGAGCTTTTGGAATGAAGCAGCCGTACATACCAGCGCGCCGGACGAGAATTGAAGGCCATCTCCAAGGTTGATTTCGTCCAGGGTTCCATCTAACGCCTGAGGATTCCCAAGCAACCGCTCGGCGCGCACAACCTGCACCTTGGCGTATGTGACGGCGTTGTTGTCGATCGTCCACGTCGATCCAGCGCCAGAGACGACGATGTCTACCTTGTCGCCATCCGTGACGCCACCGCCTCCACCGCCGCCGGTTCCGGCAAGAGCGACGTCGCGCCAAGTCTTCGCGATGGGTCCGAATCGGTTGTTCATGGCTAGTCCGTGTACCGAGCGACGCGGCCGGTGACGTTCACGATGTTTGCCGCGCTCGCAAACGCGCGCAGCAAGAGCCCGCCCTGAAGGTGCCAGCGGTCCATGACAAGCACGGGCCCGCTGTTAGCCGCCAGCGTGATCGGCCCGATCTGGTCCGACGTCGACGTGCCGCCGACTTGGAGCGTTACCGTGCGGTCGACCGTGTCGATGTTCGTTGCCCAAAGCGTGATGTGGTCCCGATCGCCGCTCGTCGAAGTCGCCGTGTGGATCGTGGTTCCCGGCGACGACGTGGCGGCGACAGCAATGGGCCGGCCGTTCGTTGATCCGCTCAGGACGATGTCTGCTACGTCGCCGCTCGGCATGGTCAGCCTCCAAAGATCGACGCGCGCAGCGCCGACTTAGCCGGGGTTCGTTCGTTGTTGACAGCGGCCTGCGTTCGCACGCGGGTAACGAAGCGCTTGATACGGACGTTGTGACTTGTCGAAGGCCGCGTAGCGATCAGGCGGAACTTGATATCCGTCAGCGAGAACACGGAGCCGCTAGACAAGTCTTGCCAGCCTGACCAGTCCGTCCCGTCGTGGTAGTCCACTTGAATCTTGAGCGTGCAAAGCGCCTCGCCGGGGACGGTCGACAACGGCCCTTCCGCCGTCCACCGCGTCTCCAGAGGGTCGCCAGCGGCCCATTCTAGTTGCTCAGCGGTGTAGGGATAGGACTGCTCGGCCTCATACCACGATTCGACGTAGCAGCGCGTGACGCGCGACGCCGTGACAAGGTCAAAGCTCGGAGCCGCGTAACCCGATTCGTAGGTCGCCGTGAGGCTCGAGCCGTCGAACGTCAGGTAGTCGCCGAGCGGATCGTCGTTGACCGTGAAGCCGGTAATCACGGGGTCGCTCGAAGGCGGCGCGCTGATGGTGCGCCAGCCGTCAGCGTAGACGGCCCAGTTGATGTTTCCCGCCGTGATCCAACTCGGCACCGTGCGAGCGCCACTAGGGGAGAGACTCGCCGCCAGCGTCGCCGCATCCGAATACTGCCCGGCGCTGTTCAGGCATCGTGCGTAGATGACCGGATCCGTAGCTTGGAAGCGCGAGGCCCAGCTTGCGATAGGGCCCGTGGACAGACGGCCCGGCGGAATCGTGGCGATGCGGTCGCCCAAGATCCAGCCGCCGCGGCGCAACTCGACCGCGTGGGAAAGGTCGTCGCGAGCCACCACGTACTCGCACAGCTCGCCGTTCATGGTCGCCGAGACCGACGTAGGCGCAGCCGGCGCACGCGAGCGCCCGGTGATCGTGACGCCTGCCGAAGTGCACGCGGCGGGACTGCGACGCGCCCCCGATGCGCTGACCGGCTGGACGGCGACGACGACCGACTGGCCGGCGACGCTATTCGGCAGAACCACGTCGACGCTCGTTCGGTTGCCGTCAGCCGTGGCCACGTGCTCGAACGGCCCGCCGTCGAGCGATGCGTAGACCTCCGTGCGCGCGACGAACTGCGCGCCGTCCGCGTGCTCCCAGCTGACTTGAAGCGAAGGCCTGTAGTTCCCGCCGGGACCACGCGACGCCGACTCTTCCGCGGTGACGTTCTGCGCCTGAAGGGGCAGCGAGTTCGCCGCAAACGGTGCCGAACTCGTCGCCGCAACCGCGTCGATGTCCTCGAACCAATCGTCGTCGTAGACGTCGGCGTTGTACTCGACCCACGTGACCGCGCGGCGAAGCTCCGGCGTGGTCGTTATCTCGGTGATCTGGACGCGCCGCTCCGCGCCTTGCACGCACAGGACGTAGACGTCGTCGCGCTGCGGGGCGAACGAGAACGCCGAGGAGACGGTGATGGCGTCGCCAAGGTCGTACGTTCCGGCGGCGCTGGAGACCGTCTGCGATTCGTACGCGCCCGTCAGGCTGTTGCGAATCACGAGTTCGTACGTCGTCGCCGCGGCGAGCGTGACCGTGGTTCCCAGCTTGATCGAGCTGGACGTGTCCGTTTCGTAGATGCGCCCGCTATCGCCCCACGGCATGACGTCATGCGCGACGATGACGACGTCGCCGACTTCCCACGCGAGAGCTTCGACACTGCACTCGAAGCGACCCTCGCGCACAAGCAGGTCGTTCGTGTTGAGCAAGAACGCCGCGTGCCGCATCGCCTGACTGCGCCGCGTGACGCCCCACAGGAAGATTGAGTCAGTGCGGACCTTGTCGAGCGTCGTGACGCCCTGAATGCTCGGATGGTCAAGCAGCGAACTAACGCGGTCGTAGTTCAAATCCTCGTCGTGGAACTCGACCGTGAGGCTGTTCGGCCGGCTGCTGCGCCCGCCGTAGCTGACAACGAAGGACTCCGGCACGATCGACGCCTGCCCGATAATGTCGACGGCCGACCGCGGGTGCTCGTACTTGAACCGGATGCGCTTGCCCTCGCGCACAGGCACAGCGCGCGCAGTCGCCAGCACGTCTAGGAGTTGTTCCCACGCGCCGCGCGCCGTGTCGATGACGGCATCGAACGTGTACCGCGGCTCGCGCCCTTCGAGCGTTCCAGTGACCGTAGCGGACGCCGAAAGGTCCGTGCCGCTTGTCCACGGATCGCCCGGCAGCGAGACGGCGACGGTGACCGTACGCGCGGCCGAGTCCATCGCCGTGATTTCGTAGCCTTCCAGGTCCGCGCTGTTGATGTTCTCGCTAACCACGGGCGCACCGCTGACACCGATCGAGTCGCCGACCGTCCAGCGGATCTTCGCGTAGCCGCCTGCGGTGAACTCGAACGTAATCGTCCCGACGCCTGACGTGCCGGTGTAGACGGCGTCGGTCCAATCGGCCGTTGCCTCAAGCTGGCCCTGATGGTCGTAGACCTTCTCGTCTGCGTACTCGGCAAGCGCTTGGACGGACGCGAGGTCGACGTCCTTCGCTTGGTACTGCGAGCCCATGCCGTAGCGCTCGCTCAGGATCAAGTCGAGCGCGATCCACGCGGGGTTTCGCGTCCACGCTTCGTAGAAGTCGGGCGTCGTTTGCGAGATGCCATCCCAAATCTTGCACAGCCGGCCTTCGACGAGCGTGGTGACCGTGGGCTTGGCGCTGTTGATCTGCTCGGACGCGCGCACGCGAAGCGCGAGGATCGGCGTCCGCGGATAGCTGTACTCCTCGAACGTGACGCCGTAGACCTCGGAGAACACGGCGTCGTCTTGGACCGTGACCGCCGTACTGTCCTCGTTGACGCGCACGAGCTCGACCTTGTAGCGGCCGCGCTTGGGCGTCGCGCTTGACGGTGCCGCGGCGAACACCTTGCCGTTGATCGCGCTTGGCACGTTCGCGCCGTTCACAAGTGACAGCGTGTTCGCGAAGCTCGAAGAGTCGGCCGCCGTCGACGAGCCCGTCGTATCGAAGTGCCACAGGCCAACGGTCTGCGTGTCGGCCGTCAGGAACTTTCCTTGACCGCCCGCCCAGCGCTCCGAGATTTGGCCGGCCGCGAGCGACGACGAGCGCCACTCGAACTCATCGACGGACCCTTGGAGGAATCCGACGCCGCCGACGCCTTGTCCGATCTCGAAGTCAGTACCGCTGCCCGGCGACTTCATGGCGACGCACGCGACCGTCTGACGAATCGCGCCATTCTGAATGAACGACAGCGTCCCGCCGGTAGCGGTCTCGGCGTAGCTGAACCCGAGTTGCACCCACTGCCCGAACTGGTCGACGATCGACTTCGTAGCGGTTTGCGTGTAGGTCGTGATCGACGAGCCGTTGCCGATGCGGACAAGGAGCCGCAGGTATCCGCCGCCCGGCCCGCTGCCGAGGCCGACGAACACCTGCTCATAGTCGACGCGGATTCCGCGCGTGGAGCCGTCCGTCCAGCGCCACAGGACGCGCTTTTCTTGGTTCGCGATCGACGGGATCTGGAACCACGCGGTAAAGGACATCGCGTCCACGTCCGCGCCCGCCGACTGCCACTGCGTCGGGATGGTGGGGGTCGTGTTGCGCGCGAAGTCGTTCGAGCCGTCAAGGACGAGCGCGCGGCCGCCCGCCGGATAGCTGAACGTCTGCGGGTCGTAGAACGTACTCGCAAGCTCCAGCGTGAACGGCGAGCGCTGCGCGGCAACAAACGTCTGCGGCGGAAGGCGCACGTAGCCGTCGCCGTCAGGTCCGCCGCTGGCGATCGGTACGCCGCTGCCATCGAGCTCGATGTAGCGCAGCGCGAAGACCGCGGTTGACTGCGCCGAGCCGCCGCTACTGTTCAGGCGGAACAGGCCGCCCGTAAAGTTGACCAGCGCGCGGAAGGCGTCGAACTCCGACGTGAACGAGTAGGCGACGCCGTAGTCCGTGAAGTGTGTATTCGCCGCGGCCGACGTGTAGTTGGTCTGGTCGAAGGCCAGCGTCGCGTTCGACTCGGCCGACGTCTCGACGCTCGGCAGCGCCGACCCGATAGCCGCGCCCTGCTCAGTCGACTCGAATAGAAGCGTGTCATCCGAGACGACGTCCTGCTCAATCGAGCCCATGCGAACGGCGATGGCGACATCGTCCAATTCCTTGGCGTCGATCCCGTTGATCTGGATTCCGGTAGGGAACGCGCCGCCGGTAACGATCGGCTGGCCTCGAACGGTGTCAGCGGTCTCGCCGGCAATCTTGTTGACCGGGCCTTCGCCGAACGAAATCAGCGCGTAGTAGTCCGCTTGCGGCGGCGCGCTCAGCGTGCGCACGAACTCGTTCAGGACCGTCCCGGCGACGCGATAGCGGCCGTAGACGATCGGGATAGGCTGGCCTTCGACGCGGATGTTGCCCGGCCCGCTGAAGCCGTAGGTAGGGCTCTCTTCGTCGTTTCGCCTGCGCCCCGGAGGCGACGGGGCGAAGAGGCGGGACGCCAAGGCGACGCCGGCAACGCCGATCGCTAGCTGGACCGCGTAGTATTGCGCGCTCCACCATTTGCCGACCGCGGCAGCGGTTTCGCCGACGAACTTAGATATGGCCCCGATCGTTGCCGGGTCCGTCGGCATCGCCGCAACCGTCAGCGCAGCGCCATCCGGTACAGCGTCGCCAAGCTCCGCGGGCTCGCCATTGACGCGCACCGTGAGCGCATCGCGCCGAGTCAGCCGCGGCGGGATTGCTTCGTCGACCGTCAGCCCGTCGCGCCACGCTACAAGCTCAAGCTCGACACTGGATGCGTCGAACGGATTCGGCAGGTAGGAGACGCGAATCACGGCTGCCACCTATACACAGCGACCACGCCCGCGGACAGCGCACGCGCGCCGACAAAGGACACGCCGCGGTCAGGAAATGCGGTCATGAACAGCGGCGGGCTTGACTCGACAAGGACCGAGACTCCCAGCGTCTCATCGTCGGATCGAGAAAGCGCCACGTCGCCGGGCAGTCTGGCGCACGTCACTTCTTTACCGATCTCGCGCCACTTGTCGGGCTCAAGCGTGACGCCGACGAAGCCCAAGCGGCCCATGACTTCGAGCACGATTCCGGCGCAGTCGAACTCCAGCGGACCGCGCGCGCCTTTGCGGTAGGGCAGGCCAACTAGATCCTGGAGGCTCAAATCGAGCCCCCTTGGCGCGGTATGCCGGGAGCGCCGCCGAAGCGCTTAGGGTGAAGCACCGTCACGGTGCGCGCTTCCTCGTCCTCGCCGCGCTCGCGGCACGCTGCCAGCGACTTGCGGCAGAAGTTGAAGCCGCCGCCCACGGCGTTGGTTGCGCCCGATGGGATTTCGTAGCCGCACTCGGCCGACGCGAACTGCCAGCGACAGCCACGCGAAACGTAGCGGCTAGCCGGGATGCGCAATCGGTACAGCGAGAAGGCCGAAAGCTGGACCTGCACACTACGCGCGGAGACGCTGACCGATTGGACCTCGCCGCTCTCTTCAATGCGGCTCGCCGGGTTCCCAAGGTCTGCGGCGTTCACGAGGATGAGCTTCGCCGGCTGCCCGGTCAGTCCGTCGTACTGGTCGACCGCGTGGCCAATGACCAACGCCGCGTTGTCGATCGTTACCTCGATCGTCGGGATATCGCCATCGGCCGATTGCCTAACCTCGCCGACGCGCATCGGGAACGGCGAGTAGGTCTGCCCGTCGAACACGATCGCCTCGGGGTTCGCGGCGAATCGGTAGCGCGTGGGCGGGCTCGTCGGCACTTCGACCTCGAGCAGCCAGATCCACGGCGACGCGCTGCGGAGCTTGCCCGCTTCCTCGGTCAGCTGCGGCGTTAGCTCGCGCGTCATGCGAACAGCTCCTCGATCTCGATTTCGTACGCGAACACGCCGCGATCCCGCAGCGTCGAACCGAGGGTGTCGTCTGCGAAGTGGGCTTTGACCGACGCTCCACCGTACGGCGGGGCGAACGTAAAAGCCTTTTCGCAGCCGTTGTGTGCGTCCCAAAACGTGAGCAGGTCGTCGCGCTCGTCCTCGGTAATCGCGCCCGCGCGGATCTTCCAGCGGCGTCGGCCCGCCGTGTGCGCGTTGCGGTTGTTTCGGTGTCCGCTCTCGAACGGGACGGTGACGTACATTTGGCCGGCGATCTCTTCGACGCCCCAGTCATAGGGAACCGTGAACGTCTGGCCCGAGTCGTTGTCAGCCTCGCCGGCGACAGCAATCGAAGCCTGCGCGCTCGCCGCCGTTCCGCTCGCGTTGGTCAGCGTGCTCTCAGTCCACGTGTCTACGAACGTCGTCTTGTCGCCGTTGACCGTGAAGATGTTCAGGCACTCCAGCGAGCCTTCGACGATGCGCGAGCTTGTGCCGTCGATGACGTTCCCCGCCGCGGTGACCGTGACGTTCGGGTCGACGGCGTCGAACACGATCTGCGCGCCGCCGAGGTAGACGCGCATGACGACAGCGCCCGTGTTGTTCGACGACGCATCGAGCAGGTTGTAGGCGTCGAAGCGCAGCGTGTAGTCGGTGTCGACCGCAGCCGTTACGACCTTGTCCGCGAGCAGCGTTTGCGACGGCGTGAATCGGTACAGCTGCGCGACCGCCGTTCCCGCGCCGTCGTTGATGCGGACAACGGCCGAGTAGCCGACGAAGTTACCCGTGTTCGTAACCGCGGGCTCAAGGCTCATCGAGCCGCGCAGGCTGATACCTACCGCACGCTCCGCAGTGGGGTTCGTTGTGCCAGCCGCCCCGCCTTGCTGGAGCGACGAGAACCGAAACGTGATCGTGCGATTTTGCGAGCGGCGATCGGTCGCGCGCCTCTGCGACGGCATGTACGAACCGCGCAGCGTTGTCGCGTTGCCCGTCGGTTCCGTGTCGGGCTTGACGTTGATGCGATCGGTTAGGCCGCCGACCTTCGAGCGCCACAGCTTTTGATCGTAGGCCGCGACGCCGTGGAAGTCGCCGCACCATGACTGGAGCAGCGATCGACCGGTGAAGCCAGCCTTCGGCGTCGACTGCAACGCCGACAGCGGGAACGCGCGTTGCCACTCGTCACGCACGCGCACCGTAGAACCTTCGACAACCTCGAAGCGCGAGCACTGCGCCGCGAAGTCGCCGCCCGTCACGGTAACCGCGCCGTTCATTGCGAAGCCGTAGCGCCCCGCGGTCGTGATCTTTGAGCCGGAGGTGTCCGTCACGTCGAAGACTTGCGTGTCCGTCGTGTCGCCGCCGCGTCGATAGCCTCCGCGCAGCCGAACGTCGGAGCCGCTAGCCGAAACGGTTAGGTAGACCTCGCCCGAGCGTGACTTGAACAGCTCGTCGAAGTTCGACGCCGATAGAACCGACGATGTCGAGAACGTGGACGATTGCAGGATCGTCCGCGTCCCGCTGTTCACGCGAACCAAGTACCACGTGCACCCAAGGCCAGAGCCGTTGCCCAGCCAGCCGAAGAAGTAGCCGTTTTGGATTGCGCTGTGCGAGTTGGTCGCGCTCGTGTACGTCGAACCCGACACGCGGGCGCACACCATGCCGATCGTCATTCCGTTGTTCACGAGCGGAACGCCGGTGAGAACGCGCACGTTGAACGCCATACGCACGGTGCCTTCGGCGTTCGATTCGAGCTGACGCCAGAGGTATCCAGACGGGTCGGTGCTAGGCGTCGCCGAGCTCGCGTCCGCACCCTGCGTCTTGGAGAACGCATCCGTCAAGTCCGAAGCGTTGACGGTGCTCGTGTAGCTGGACGAAACGGGATGCGCGAAGCTCGCGGCGCTCCACCACGCGGCCTTCAAGTACGCGGACGGCCAGTCGCCGTAGGCCGTAGAGCCCGCGGCGAAGTCATCCGAGGTAGGCCAGACGTGCGTCATGCCTAGGCGTTTCCGACCGCGACGCGAAGGGCCCGGCTGCTGCCGTTGCTGATGCTGGACGCAAGCGCGCGCTGAATCACGGGCATCTGCGACAGGACCACGTCGGCCGCGCCGCGAGGATCGAGCGACGTGACGCTCAGCGAGACTTGGATTCCTGCGCCGCGCGAGGCCGCGAAGGATTGCCCGC